AGAAAGACAAATGCTTACAAGAAAGCAAAAAGACCTGACTTCGTAGCTCAGGCAAAGAAACAAATTAAACCAGTAGAAAAACTAAATAAAATACCTAGTATGAAATCTACAGGCAACTGCACAGTAGCAGACAATAGTTGGAAAGTGGAAGAGAGTAAGAAATTTACTGTAGCTCCAGCGTACAACAAAGGTGCGTATCAAGTGATACCACGAGGAGATGTAAAATGGATTGGCAAGTAGTAAGTATATTATTCGCAGCAGCGTGTAGTGGACATCTTATGTACATTGTAGGCAAAAAACAAGGCATCAGCAAAACACTAGATTATCTGAAAGCAGATGGACAGATAGACTTTGACGACGACTGAAATTTAGTTCTTGACATCGGTGGTAATTTTTGTTATAATATGAGTATAGATTTTAAATAATTTATGTGAATTTAAGCGGAGTTGCAAGGACTTCCACAACAAAACCTTGTATATGTCTGGCACGAGTAAGAAACGCCAAGTTTCTGAGGGTTGTGGTAGGAGCTCCGTTTTCCACCAACGGACGGGTTTTGTTAGACATAGTATTATAATAACCGAGATGCCGCAAGGGTCTCACAGCGCGTGCCGAAAGGACGCAAATAGGAGAAAAAAATGACTGGATTAACAGCATTAAACTTTAACGACTTCGACAAATTATTTGTTGGATTCGACCGCTTGAATAAGGAACTAACTAGAAGGAACGAGAGTTCACCTCTTACTAACTATCCAAGATACAACTTAGTAGCAGTTGGAGATACGGGCTACCGTATTGAAATGGCGCTTCCGGGTTGGTCAAAAGATGATATCGACATCAAGCAACACAAAAATAAACTTACTATAGAAGGAACAGAAAAGCAAGGTCTTGGTTCTGGCGAGGAGCGTTATGTCCATAAAGGACTTAGCGGTAAAACCTTTAGCCGAATCTTTACTCTTGGCGATTGGGTAGAAATATCTAACGCGAAATTCACACATGGTATGTTAGTTATTAACCTTCAGGTCAACACACCTGACGAAGAAAAGCCTAAGACGATTACAATAGGCTAGGAGAAACTCTATGCAATATGCAAAACGATTCTTTAATCGTAATGCTTTATTGCAAGCGGTTAAAGTAGTTAAAGAAAAATACTGCCCCACAGGGGAAACTTGTGAAGTAATAATTATGTTAGGAATTATGATTGGATTTATGTACACAGCGATGTTACCATTAGCAAACCCAATGTCATGAACATAACTGATACTGCACTAGTTAAGTTAAAAGAAAGAGTCGCCTCGGGCAATGCCTGGGGCGCTCGCCTTAAGGTCACAGGAGGTGGCTGTGGTGGATATACATATGAGTTAAGTTATGCCGAAAGTCCTGATTTAACTGATGTGATATATCATAATATATTAGTAATTGATATATACAGCAAGGAGTATCTAACTGATGCAAAAATGGATTGGGTTGTTAGTGGATTGCAAGAAGAATTTGTTATCACAAATAATCAAGAGAGTGGACGCTGCGGCTGTGGCGAAAGCTTCTACATATAGGACAAATATGAATATAGGAACAAAAGGATTAGACCTCATTAGATTTTTTGAGGGTTTAGAATTAAACGCATATCAATGTGCCGCTGGCGTATGGACAATAGGCTATGGGCATACTAAAGATGTGCAAGAAGGAATGACCATTTCAGAAGCAAGAGCAAATGAAATGTTGGCAGAAGAATTAAACGAGTATGAAAGTTATATTACTGGTTTAGTCACAGTTGAGCTCAATCAAGACCAATTTGATGCTATGGTATCATGGGTTTATAATTTAGGTGTTGGTAATTTAAAAGCAAGTACGCTTTTGAAAGTATTAAACGCTGGAGATTATGATGGAGTACCAGCTCAGATGATGAGATGGAATAAAGCTGGTGGCAAAGTACTAGAAGGACTAACAAAACGCAGACAAGCAGAAGCTGATTTGTTCTGTGGTAATTAAATTCGAAGGCAAAGAGTACCAAATCTCACAGGAAATGTGGGACGCTATGAATAAGCACGCCATCGAGCGTGATATGACTATAGATGAGTACATAGCTGAAGCCTTCACTCTTTACAAGGAGCAAAATGCAAGACACTAATGAGTATATAGTATACTCAACTTATGAAATGAACGGAAAGAAAGCAGTAGTTGTTAGACAACGAGAACATGGATATTGGGGAGTGCATATGTCGAAAGATAATAAGCCTGGCCTACTAGAATACTATCCAACACACAGCGAGTCGTGGGCAGAAGATGTTGCAGAGAACTTTGTGCAAGGAATAAGACAGACATGATAGACGAAATTGATATGTTAAAAAACGAAATTGCAAGTATGCAAAAACAACTAAGTACAGCTTACACAAGAATCAACGAATTAATTATAGAAAAGAATAAAGAAGCGAAAGAACGCAGACTATTAGGATTATCAGGTTGCCCTCATTGTGGTGAATGATAAAAGGTGGCAAGACAATAGCGATGGGTGGGTCAAAGCTATGCACGCTAGTAATGAAAAGAAACAAAGGAAAAGAGAGATGGCAAAAAACTTAATAGGGTACAAGGTAGAGATTATATTTACCCAAGACAAAATTAATGATGACCCAGCTGACTGGATATTAGATGCAGTTAAAGAAGGGAAATTCAAAGAAAATACTCAGTATGTTCACGCAACATCAGTATCTCCCATAGATTTAGAGGGTGATGAGTATAAGTGGTTGCGAGATTCAACCCAAGGCTAAGGAAACTTAGAAACAGGAAATAGAAATGGCACAACCTAGTGAACAATTTCAAGGCGACATGAGTCGCAATGAGGTCGAGATTGACCTTAATAAATTTATGGCAATGGTTTCAGAAATTGGTGAATTAAAAGCCAAGATTATGGAGATGGAGAACGAAAGAGAACCAGACAATCCATGGCAGAAGTGGATATGGTTATCAAACATGATAGACGCATGGAGAATATTTCCTAGAGCGTTTTTATCAGTATACATTATATTATTATATAAGTGTACAATTTGGTTCATGGAACTTCCAGCACCAACATTTGAACAGTCAGGATTAATTTCAGTAGTAGTAGGAGCAGGAGCAGCCTGGTTTGGACTATACGCTGGAACAGCAAAAGATAAGATTAACTCAAAATAATACTTGACATAGCTGTCAAAATTTTGTATAATAGATGTATGAATTTATTTTACTTAGACGAAGATTTAGACAAATGCGCAGAAGCTCATGTTGACAAACACATTGTCAAGATGCCACTAGAAGTTGCTCAAATACTATGCACAAGCATATGGATTGACCAATTTCTAGGCTTCGTTCCACGCGCACTCAACAAAGAAGAAAGAGATGTGCTCAATGCTGAAAAAGCAAAGATAAAGCACTTACCCCCAGCAGAACGACCTGTAACCCCCTACCTTCCTATGATGTACAACCACCCATGCACAATTTGGGCGCGTTCTTCATTGGATAATCACGAGTGGACACATTGCTATGGCAATGCTTTGAACGATGAGTATAGATACAGATATGGCAAAGAGCATAAGTCCATACACGAAGTAGTAAATAAATTACCTAACCCAGTAAATATGCAAAGGTTAGGCTTTACAGAGTTCGGTTTAGCTATGCCAGACGAGTTGAAGGACTATAGTAATCCTATTCAATCATACCGCGACTACTACCACCTAGATAAAGCTACCTTTGCAAGCTGGAAATTCAGAGATAAACCACATTGGTGGAATGAGGACTACGCAGACTATGAGAGTCGTATTACAAGATAAACCTTATATATCAGTATATTTCCCACAGCACTGGACAGAATTGCAAAAGGACATTTGGTTAGCCAAATGGTTCAAGAATAGAAATCAGACACATTAAGGACAGACATGACAGACCAACAAAAATTTAACGACTACGCAAGGTTCGTAGATATAACAACCTCACAGACAAGTAAAAACACAGACAAAATGACAGCCAGAATGGATAGGCTACAAGGAACTACAAGTGTACAAGGCGAACACAGAACAGAAGAAATGCAAGTAGCAAGGCTGCTAACATCAGTTATCGGTATGATGGCTGAGAGTGGAGAGTTCGCAGAAGTAGTAAAGAAAAAAATATTCCAAGCAGATACACAGTTTACAGAAGATGAAATATTCCATATGAAAAGAGAACTAGGAGATGTTCTTTGGTATTGGGTGCAAGGCTGCACAGCTTTAGGATTCACACCACACGAAGTCATGGAAGAAAATATCAAAAAGCTAGAAAAAAGATACCCTAACGGCTTTGAAGTCGTTCGCTCAGAAGTGAGGCAAGATGGGGATATTTAGTAAAGGACCTACGCTTCTTAGTAGTAAAAAAACTAAGTATAAATTCAATGAAGATGAAGTATTAAAAACAATAAAAATCTATATTGATAAAACATACGAACAACACTACAGCTCTGACAAAATTCAAGCTACTGAGTTCATCATAGACTCAGGGCATGGAGAAGGGTTTTGTATGGGTAATATTATTAAGTATGCCAAGAGATATGGAAAGAAGAAAGGCAAGAATGATTTAGATTTGCTAAAGATTATACACTACACAATTATTTTATTAGGGAGTAAGAATGAGAACAATTAGAAAAAAGTCCCATGAAAAACTTGATGATGCAAATTTAAAAAGAGTATTGGATTTACTTAATAAAGATAATCCTATAACTAAAAAAGAAGCATGTGGCATGCTCAACATAACCTACAATACTACTAGATTAAATAGTATTATGACAGATTTTGATGAAACCATGCAGTACAGAGAAAAGCGTAAATCCCAAAACAGGGGAAAGAAAGCCACAGAGTACGAAGTCAAACAAGCAATTGAAATGTTTTTAGACGAAGAACCAGTATCTGGCATAGCCCAGAGACTATATCGTTCTACTACATTTGTACGAAATTTATTAGACAGAGTAGGAGTTCCTGAAAAAAGACCTAGTACTGAAAGCGGTAGTGGAGCAAAAGTAGTTTTTTTACCCGAGCAGTGTGTAGCCGAAACATTTGAGCCAGGCGAAAAAGTTTGGTCAGCAAGATACGACTTACCTGCTAGAATAATAAAAGGGAAATTTAATGATAAATATGACTGCTGGGTATACCACATTTATGTAATAGAATTAACAAATTTTGAGTCCGAGTACTTTGGATTCATAAAAGAGGGTGGCTACCATGCCCACCAACTGGCTTATGACTTAGGTAGTTTAAGACACTTAAACAAGTACGATATAAATATCTAAAGCATAAGGAGTGCAAAATGGAAGTATGGACAATAGTGTCAGCTTTGTGGCTGTCCTCTTGGATTATGTGTATAGTAAGAACATACCCTATAATCTTTAGAATGGTAGAAAACACAAAAGGTGGCGAACTAATAGTGAGTTATAAATATACTCACATGATGATATATGCAATATGCCTTTTCATAATTACACCCCTAATATGGTCAATCATTTATAATGATAGTAATAGACAGAGGTGGTGTATCGCATATGTTGTACAAATTTGCAGGAGCAAAAAATGAATGGAATAATTAGAGAAGCTTTAAAGCTGAAATATGAAGGAGACATAGCTGCGGCTAATGCCAATGTAAAGGTTTATCTTTTAAATCCTGCTGGTATTGGGGAACACTCGGATATCATTCAGGCAATAGATGAACAAATCGAAAAAGCCGCAAATGCACAGGAGAAATTGGACTATATTCTCAACCTAAAATATTAGGAAAACAAAAAATAGTTCTTGACATAGCACTCATTTTTCTGTATAATATATATTAATGAGTGATAGATATTACAACCAAATGAGAGACGCGACAGGATGGTGCTTCGGCATGCCTGAGTCCCTCAAAAACAAACGGAGAAGAAGAATGGCTTGGACAGACGAATCAAAGCAAGAAGCAGTAGAAATGTATGTAGAGCAGGAACCAACACCTGAAACTAGCATGGAAATTGTAAAGGACATTGCTGACCACTTAGGCGAAAGCCCTAATGGAGTCAGAATGATTCTTACTAAAGCAGGCGTTTATGTTAAGAAAACACCAGCTACAGGTGCCGCTAAATCAAGTGGTGGCGGTAGTGCAAGAGTATCAAAAGCTGATGCAGCTGCAGCACTAACAAGTGCTTTAACTGATGCAGGTCAAGAGGTCGATGCAGATATTATCGACAAATTGACTGGTAAAGCTTCAGTATACTTTACAGGTGTACTCAACAACATCAACAATGGCTAAATAATACTACCCATTACTAAAGAGGAAGAGTTTTCTTAATAGTAATGGAGTATTATAGTGAAGAAAGATGAGTTCATAAGAACTGTATCAGATTGTGGTGACGCAATCATAACTTATAGGTCAACAAACAGTAGAAAATTAAAGTATAATGTTTGTACCCTAGACTTCGATAACAAGTATATCCAAAGCAAGAAGAATCGTGCTAAGGAAACCAAGGATTCAGTTCTGCTGTTTTGTTGGGATACTGACAGTTATCGCCTATTACAACCTAAGAATGTGACCAGTATACAACCTTTGAGTTCTATACTGAGGAACAAGCGATGAAGTTGCATGAAGCCCCTGAGATGTATGAAAAAATCATCTCTGAAAATGAGGAGGGGACGGAGCAAGTCAAACTAACCATAAATACTTTTTATGATGTAGAGTATATACATCTGAGAAAGTATTACCTCGACTTTGATGGGGACTTCAAACCATCAAAGGACGGAGTAGCAATGAAACTAGACTTTAACAATTCAAAGAATTTGTTCGAGGGACTAGTTGAAATATTATCACTAGCAGAGAGTAAAAGTATTTTAGAGACACACTTCAAGGATATTTTGGACGAAATTTACCTATCGTGAATTTAGTTCTTGACTTTGCTTGTGGTTTTTGATATAATATATAAATGGAAAATATAAAAGAAGTATTACAGAAAGCAGCGACAGATTACTACAATGGTAATCCAACCATGTCAGATGAACAGTTTGATAAGTTAGCTCAGTACGCTGAGTATGACGAGGTAGGATTCACCAGCAGAGACAATCGTATACCGCACGCTTTCCAGATGTATTCACTTCAGAAGATTTTTTCTAATGAGCTGGATAAGCAGCCCTTCGGTAATTACAAGGGAGCGACTATTGTTTCTCCTAAGTTAGATGGTGCTGCTGTATCTTTGCTCTATGTTGAGGGACAACTACATAAAGCCCTTACTCGTGGCGATGGAAAGCGTGGTCTGGATATTACAGACAATGTTAAATCGTTAGTACCTAATTCATTAGGCGGGTTTAAGGGTGCACTACTACAGATTACTGGAGAAGTAGTTGCTCCCAAAACTATCAAGAATGCTCGGAACTATGCTGCGGGTGCTCTCAACTTAAAAGATACTGTCGAATTCCAAAGCAGAGACTTGCGTTTCATAGCTTACGGAGTGCAGGACTCATGGAATGAGTGCTGGAGTAAAGACATGGAGTATCTTCTTGGATTCGGATTTGATACAGTTCTGTCTAATGACTGGACTGCATATCCCGATGACGGGCTTGTTTTTCGTATAGACAGCTACGAAGACTTCGCAAACCTAGGTTATACCTCTAAGCACCCACGAGGTGCATATGCGCTCAAGCAGCGTAATGAAGGAGTTATAACTAAACTGGTCGATGTCAAGTGGAATGTTGGAAAATCAGGTGTTGTGGCTCCTGTAGCTATTCTTGAACCTATAGAGATAGATGGCGCTACAGTTAGTAGAGCAACTCTACACAATATGAAGTATATAAGTGACCTTAATTTAGAAATAGGTTGTTTAGTAGAAGTCATACGTAGTGGAGAAATTATACCTAGAATACTATCCCGAGCTAATTAGTGTCTAGTAAAGGCATATACAATCATACATACTTTGATAACAACCCTGATGAAAAAGACAGGGAGGGAGTTCTGTACGGCATAGTATTAGTAAACACTAAAACTTTCGAGAGAGAATGTATCAAGGTAGGAATAGCTAGTGGAAAAGATTGGCGACATATTATAAAGCGTAGCAGAGGTTTCAGAGGATACGATATCCGTATTCAGAAGGTCTGGAGCAGCACACTTTATAATGTGTGGGCACATGAACAGTACCTACATGATATGTATAAAGACGACAAACACATTCCCATGTTTAAGTTTGGAGGTCATACTGAGTGTTTCAAAATTGATTCGCTCATTCTTCAGGACTTTCCAAAAAATAAATCTTGACATGGAAACTGAATTTTGTTATAATATATAAATAGAAATTAAGAGAGAACACATGAAGCAAATAGTCCCGCCAACGCACTGTCCATCTTGTATGACAGAACTTGGGTGGGTAAAAGACCAGCTTTATTGCAATAACCCTAATTGCCCAGGCAAGACGAGTAAAAAGATTGAGCATTTTGCTTCTACTCTCAAGATTAAAGGTCTCGGACCTCGCACAGTACAAAAACTACGAATCTCTGATTTGCATGACTTGTACGAGCTTCCATTAGAAATAATGATTGAAGCTTTGCAATCCGAAAAACTAGCAGTTAAACTGCATAGAGAGATTGAGAACAGTAAACAAGTTGACTTAGTTGACTTACTACCAGCTTTCTCTATAAAGTTAATTGGTCGTTCCGCCTCAGCCAAGATTTGCTCTAAGATAAAGAATATACTCGATATCAATGAGGAAACTTGCGCTGAAGCAGGGCTAGGACCAACTGCTACCAATAATTTACTAGATTGGTTAATAGAAGAATTTACTGATGGATATGACCGACTACCTTTTAGATGGCAACAACTGACTAAAATAGAAGAAAAGAGTGCTGACAACGGAGTCGTTTGTATCTCTGGTAGATTAAAAAGCTTCAAAACAAAAGCAGCCGCTACACAATACTTAGAAACAAAGGGCTATCTTGTAAAGAGCAGTTTAACAAAAGATGTGACTATCTTAGTAAACGAGAGTGGTATAGAATCCGCTAAAACACAGGCAGCCCGAGATAAGGGCGTATTAATAATAACAAACTTAAAAGAAATATAGGAAACCAAAATGGCATTACCAAAATGGACAGACGAAAGAACACAACAACTTGTGGACTTCGTAGGAAGTGAGTCACCTATCTCACAAGCTATGGTTGCATCAGCAGCCGAAGAATTAGAAACTTCTACAAGAAGTGTCTCTTCTAAGCTAAGAAAAATGGGTCACGATGTAGAGTTAGCATCATCTGTTTCAAACAGAACTTTCTCAGAAGAGCAAGAAGCTACTCTATCAAACTTTGTATCTGACAACTCAGGTGCATATACATATGCAGACATCGCATCTTCATTCGAAGGTGGAGCATTCTCTGCTAAATCAATACAAGGCAAAATTCTATCAATGGAATTAACTGGCCATGTAAAACCAGCTGAGAAGCCAGAATCTGTTAGAACTTACTCTCCCGAAGAGGAAGCTACATTTACTACTATGGTAAATGGCGGGTCTTTCGTAGAAGAAATTGCGGAAGCTCTAGGCAAATCTGTTAACTCTATCAGAGGAAAAGCACTTAGCTTGCTAAGAAGTGGCGATATTAACGCTATTCCAAAGCAAAAAGAAACTAAAGGTTCAAGCAAAGCTGACCCATTAGCAGAAGTTAATGATATCGACAACATGACTGTTGAAGCTATCGCTGACGAAATTGGCAAAACTGTAAGAGGTGTTAAAACAATGTTAACCCGTAGAGGTCTAACTTGTTCCGATTACGACGGAGCCGCTAGAAAAGAAAAAGCATCTAGCTAATATTTTCTAACTCTAGGGCAGGGATTCTCTCTGCCCTATTTTTTATTTATCTGGGAGGGTAGCATTGAACTTAACTTCAGCTCTGTTGAAGCAAATAATAACGCAGGAAGATTTTGAATCTTGGGGCAACCTAAGAGTTAATTATCTTAGTGCGGAGTATCAGTCCTTACATAAGGTCATGGATACTCACATTAAAAATTTCAGTAGGCTCCCCTCTTTTGATGACCTTAAACTATCCATTCGTGATAGAAAGCTACAAGAAAAAGTATTTGCAATAGAAGCCGTCGAGGTAGATATCGACGCTTGGGTTCTTCTCGAGTACCTAAAAAACGAGTACACACAAGTAGAAATACTAGATGAACTTGATAAGTTCATAGACAAAACTGTAGCAATATCTTCGGCAGAAGAAAATGTAGAAGCAATCCAACAGATTGTTTTAGATGTTGGCGAAAGAGTCGACTTAAAAGCTCCCGAAGAAAACATGCAAACAATTCCTTTGTTTGATTCCGAAAAAGACCTTAAGAGATTCTTACCTCTTGGCCTCAATGATGATTATGACCAGTTCATGAAGTTTTCTCCCAGAGACCTCATACTAGTCGGTGGTCGTAG